GTGCTGTACTGCTCCACGACCTGTACGACAGTGCTTCACTGGACTTCGCACCAGCAGGCGACGAACAGACAGCCTCTAACTATCACATGGCGTACCCGATGTTCAGTCACTTCACAGGCATGTTGTACTTACCAACGTCTATAGATTGTGAGCGATACGCACAAGGCAAGTCAGTGAAGCTCGTAGGTCGTCCACTCACAGACGAAGAACGCACAGAGCTAGGATACATGTAACAACAACAAACTAAACGAAATGGGGAATAGTAATGTTAATAGAATTAAGAGTAGATAAAGTAAGAGAACGTATTACGCAATCGCCTACAGGCAAAATAGATGTATGGTTTTGCACATCTAATAGAACGCCTGTTAAGGACGTACAGCAAGGCTTCGCATACATGTTCAATGTGGGATTAGAAGAACTAGACCATTGGACTAGGGTAATGCATGTGACAGCCTGCAACGAGATGAACGGCTTAGATGTGACGTATTGGGTAGAAGAGAATAGAATGAAATGCCCTATGTGTAGCTCTAAAATGACGTACGGTTTCGTAGAGCGTGAGAACAAGAAAATAATGGACAAGACACACGCATACTGCTGTACACAGTGTCCTGCCGTAGTTGTAGAGTGGTACGACCAAGAAGACGCAATCAACATTAACAAAATCAAATTCGAGGAGGAATAATTATGAAAACACAGCTAGCTACCGCATATATGAGAAGTTTCAACGGCATGCACACAGTATTTGTGAAAGGGATAGACGAAGCAACGCTAACTATAGTGTCATCTAGGGACAAGGACTACGCATTAAAACGACTAGAAGAAACAGAGCGCTTAGTTAAAGACTACAACGAGCACCTTATTGCTACACACGACGCATACAGCTCTATTTTAAGACTAGGAGAAGGGGGACACCGTTTATGATCTCTTACATTCGTGTCACTAAAAAGCAAATTATCAACGCATTAACGAATGCACCTGTAGGCAAGCGCTTCACAATCGTCGTAGTTCCAAGTGACGTACATCCTGCTTATGACTACACAGGTGAAGGCAAAAGACTAGCGTTCCGTGCAAGGGCAAAAGAAGAATCTAGTATTTTAGATAGCTTGTTGTTTGCTAAAACAGAAGTGTTGGAAGGTTTAAAGGTTCAAGAAGCACACTATTACATTCAAGTGGATGGAATTTAATGAGCCACATGTCGCATATTCACAAGTTTAATCCTAGAAAGGTTGAGGACTTGAACCCGCTCAACCTAGAGAAGCACACGTACTACGTAGTATCAGTCAAATTTAACGGTGCTAACTCGGAGCATCGTGCAATATTCCACCATAGGTATGACGGTCACGGAATCTTATTGAACGCATCATACGAAGAGCATTACGACCTGTACTACCTTAGTTTGTATAAGTTTGAAGTTATCGAAGAAATTACGGCTATGAGCCGATAAAAAGGAGAAATGTAAAATGATTAGATTATCAAATGTAAAAACGCTTTTAGCTTCAGTGGTGGCAGTAGCAGCAATGGCGGTACAAACGTCAAACATGGCAGGGGACACAACTTCCCTTAGTTCTAAGCAAGACATTCTAGAGTATTCAAGCAATGATGACAGATGCTATTACCTGTATCAACCTACGGCAGAGTATGAGCCGTATATCTGTATGCAGAAAGAGAATCCGTACAATGTGGAGCTGTTCGAGCCACTAACGATTGGGGCAGAAATAAAAGCTACGTTCACTGATACAGACCTATGGGAAATCGAAGACTTGGAGGTGCTGACAGATGGAGAATGATTACATTGTCGGTTACTCAAACGACTACAGAGAGACAGAAGGAGCACGTACTTTTGATTGCGAGCCTGCAATATTTGATTTCATTTCTACAATGTCGGCAGGCAGGTACTTTAAGGTGCACCGTATCAACCAGTATTCGAAAGGTAAACTAACGCCTTTCAAAATAGAAATGTACAACGGCAAAATGACATTAACAAAACTGGAGGAATCAAAATGAAAATCAATATTAGACCATTAAAACGTCCAGTCGGACGACCTGAAATTAGAATAGGTGATGTAGTAGCATACACACCTGAATATAACGAATCAGCTAGTGAAGTATTTGACATTCCACCTACAATGTTCTTAGTTGTTAAGGCAGAGCCACATTTTTCACTGCTTAACGTTCACACTGGCGTTATTAGTGAGAATTTCGAATCGTTCAACGACCTTGTTAGTTACGTCATGATTCAAAGAGATTGGGAGCACTACCCTACTAACAAATGGAATATTACTTTAGACTTGGAGGAAAAACTAAAATGACAAACATTCTACGACAAATTGAAGCACTCTTAACTAAACCATTGAAACACAAGCCATCACCTAGATTCGCTTCAGGTACTGCTTGGCAGTCTGCTTTTATACAAGAACCTGTTAAGCCTGTTAAACGTACAAAACGAAGCAAGTTAAACCGCTATGCGAATACGGTTGCCATCGACAACTTGAAAGAGGACGTAGAAAACTACGCCCTTCATACGCTGACAGTGTATTACTACCAAACATCTAGTGGACACTGGCGCATTCACTTACACGGCTATGGGCTGTCTAATGACAAGATGTTCTACTACGAATCAGAAAAGATGTTCGGATTAGATTTATTAAACTGTTCTACACAAGAGTACGCAGGAAAGCTCGCTAAAGCTCTAGCTTCAGACATTGGAGCCACGTACCTAGCGCATAATCATTCATTCAAGGGGGCTAAATGATGCAAATTGAAATCGGCAAACGTTACATGGTGAAGAATACTGAAGAAGCAAGGGCGTCTATAAACTGTGTAGGCATAGACACTACAAAACCTGTAGAGGTGCTGTCTTTCGAATGGGAAAGCGTAAGAGGCGATAGATACCAAAGGTGTCAAGTACGCTATTGGACGGTACGTGGTAGAAATATTAAAGGTTACGCAAGCACTATGGACTTGACGCCTTATACGCAATATAGAAAGGTAAAACGTACAGGAAAGCGTAAAAAGAAGCTAAAGCAACGAAAGGGGACACCACGTAAATGAGACACTACTACTTAAAATCACAATACTACGACTGTGTTAAAGATATAAGCACGCAACCTATAGGCATGGCGTTGTCAAATATTGACGTAACGAAGCCACTAGAGGTAACAGGCGAGTTGTTACCGTTTGTGGAATTGCCATTAGAAGTGCGATACACATGTGTGAACGGCTATAGACCTTTTGGCTATGTTGAAAGAAAGTTCATCACATTATTTAAAAATGGCAAGACTGGAAAGAAGCTAAGACAACGAAAGGTAGGTAAGCGTAAATGACATTACAAAGCGGAGCAGTGTGTACACTTAAAAACAGAGGACTGGAACCGATAGCGACACTAGCGTTCATAGATGTAAACGAACCTATTATCATAGTTAGTCGGGCTTCTACATTCGATATTGACGGCGTACGAAATGAACGCCACTTAAAAGGCAACTACTTTGTACAGTACATTAACAAACTAGGCTGTTCAGCTATAGGCTACGTGGACGGTGTTTACCTAAAGCAGTATGCATTTGAAAAGGCTCAAAATATCTTATAAGACGTTTTAAGGAAAGGATGATGTATTTGTCATCCTTTCTTATAAAGCGCCTTAAAATGGACGCTAGACACTAATTAGGAGGTTTTATGTATGACTGAAAGAATTAAATTGTATTTAAAGAGTGAGCCCGCATTCAATGAGAAAGGTGTAGCTGTAGGTGTGTACCAAGATTGGGTCACGGCTGACGGTGAAATCGTAAGTCCACGCACATGCGACAATTGTAAAGAGGGTATGTACGAAGGGCACGTAATCAGCTTAGATATTGACGAGCACTTATGTTCAACTTGCATGGAAAAGAAGTACACAGCGCAAGAACGTGAAGACATGTACAATCTCGGTGAGCAATATTATACATTGTGGGACGAATCAGACATTGACAACACAAAATATGAATTGGTGGACGAGAACTAGACAGGTAGTGTAACCTGATATATAATGTTATGGAGGGGTTAAACAATGACAATAGTCACTGCGGAGCACAAGAAACAGCTCATTGACGACTATACAGGTGGTTATGTGGAGCCGTTAGCTGTATTCGATGCGCCCAACGGTACACACATCGGCATTATAGAGGCTTTAGAGGTAGAGATGTACGCCACGCACTTAGTTTTCATAGCTTTACCTATACATGGCGTAGCTTCTGTACACGTCAGTAAGATAGAGGACACCGGCGCAAGGAAGAACATAAGGCAGTATGCAAAGCGTATTGACCTAGCATTATTTACACCAAAACAGGCAGAATGGAGCGATATCATTGATTAAATTAACATTCAGACACAGACCATCTAAGGTTCTAAGGAAAGACACGATTTTACATCTCAATACGCCTCTTTATGAGGAGGACAAGCCTGCGGTTATCAAGGCTGTCATGGCAGAACTACACTTAGGTACGAGTATGTACACACCGTACGGCATATTTAGGCTACACGAAACAGGAGAATACGGCACGCTAGTTAGGACGAATGATAAAGGAGAAGTGGAATCGTCATTAATTGAGGCAGAGCGAGCCAAACTGCTACCAAGGCGCGTACTAAAACAATTTGTCACCGACCTGTTATCACCTATTTTTAGGGAAGGGGCTGTAAAGATTGACGAACTACACAAACGATGACATAACGATGACACGTGAATTTTATGAGATGCCTGAAAAGGCACAATCTTATTTAGTAGAGTTCGAATTGTTCAGTGTACTTGAGCAACTAAGAGGCTTTGCCATCACAACGAGACAGATTTTAGAGATTATGGCAGGGGCATTATTCGCACATGACCTAAGACAAGCTCATAACTTTGTCGATGCAATGCACCTAGCGATCGAAAGATTTTCAACGGACAACGGAAAAAGGGCAGCGACTACAAGGCACATGTGGGTAGGCGGTTATGGTATCAACAAGATACGTCAAGCTACAGCGTATTCACAAGCTAAAGTATATGCTACCTTAGTTCATTGGGAGCGTGACCTAGAAAACTCACGATTCGGAAGCCCTTTAGTTCCGTTCATCATGGACATGCAGTTTATGGACAACCTAGATAGAATGCTAATGCATATGAATACGTTTAGAGATTACAACATACGTCAAGACAAAGTAAGAAATGCCTCTATAAAGGCAAACTTTAAAGATACGTACAAAGGGGGACGAACTTTTGGGAATTGAGTTTCTAGCAGTGTTATCTGTATTAGTGAGTTTTGTAATATCATTCGAAATGGGGCGTAGTTATGAAAAACGAAAAAGACTTAACGGCTGAAGAACTAAAGGACTTGCACGTATTAACTAACATGCATATTCTCATGATGCGATTAGAAGGGCGCACAGACGTAGTGGAGCACTACAGCGCCATTAACGATAAGCTTACAAAAATTATCGTAGCGAAGGAGATAGAAGAAAATGAATACTGATAAAAGAGCATGGGACAAGAAGCGAAAAGAGCTTTTTCCTGTACACGAAATAAAATACAACAAGCATAGCGGTGAGCCAATTAAAATTATAGGTTACACACACGACGAGAAGGACATATGGAACGTCCACGGTGGCGGCATCATGAAGTATGCTAACAAGCCTCGTTACGTCGTAATGGACTACATCGGATGCCCTGATAAGAACGACAAAAGGATATACGTAGGCGATATTGTGAAGGTAAGACACACTTACGATTATCCAACAATGGAAGGTTATGAGAGAGAATGGACTGAAGTAATAGGAGAAGTTGCATTCAATAATGGCATGTACGATGTAAAACGTGTAGATAGTGACGGAAGTGAAGTATGGCAGGGCATAACAGCTATGGAATGTTTAACTGATATGTTAAGTGAGTGGGAAATTATAGGTAATATTTTTGAAAATCCTGAATTGTTGGAGGAGCTAGAATGACAATAGTAAACATTAATAGCAGTCACATATTTGTGCAATGTAGTGACATGAAAGGAGCACTTTTAGGTGGCAAGTTTATTGCATCTAAGAACCTTTGGCGCTTACCTCATAATTTAGGAGCGCTTCGTGACCTAAAGGCGCAGGGGTACGACGTGGACGCCCACATGAAGAAGTTACAGCTAAATTTTGAAAGAATGGTAGACAGTAAGACCGCTAACATGGACGTCACGTATCCTAAATTGCGTGACTATCAGAATGCAGATGTTAATTTTCTGTTAACTCGTTCAGCCTTTGGCATTTTCAGTGAACAGCGTACAGGAAAGACACCTACAACGTGCACTATGCTAGGTCAACGTGCTGTCAAAACGATTGTAGTTGTACCTACATCGTTACTTTACGATTGGAAAAGTCAAATTGAGGCATGGGCAGGCATGGAGGCTATTGTAGTGAATGGTACGCCTGCTAAACGTAAAAAGATATACCAGCATTTTCATGAAACAACTGACAAGCCTATCGCCTTAGTTATCAGTAAAGGTGTAGCAACTAAGGACATTAATATCCTACAAAGTGTCGACTATGAGGCTGTGGTTATTGACGAAGCGCACTTTTTACGGAACTACAGGACGTCGCAGAGTGAGGCTATGTACAAGCTAGGCAAATATGCAACATACCGGTACGCCCTAACAGGAACGCCCGCATCGAACAAGCCTGACGACGTCTTCGGTGTGCTAAAGTTTCTATACCCTGAACGCTTTACTAGTTATTGGGACTTTGTTGACAGGTACTTCAGTATTGACGATGGTCATTTTGGTAAAAAAGTATCAGACAAATTCAAAACAGTGAGTAGAAAGAAAGAGTACTACGAAATGATGGAGCAATATGCTATACAGCGTAAACGTAGCGAGGTCATGAAGTGGTTACAAGGTAAGCAAAAACAAGTGGTTGAGTTAGAGATGGAGAGTAAGCAACGCAAGGCTTATGAGAGTATGGCTAAGACATTCATAGCTACAAAGGCAGACGGCACGGAACTAGATGCCCCAACTGTCTTAGCTCAAATGACACGATTACGTCAACTTTCCTTAGCTCCTAGTAGCGTAGGTGTAGACGCAGGTAGTGCAAAACAGGACTACGTGATGGATTGGTTAGAAAACAACGGCAAAGAGCCTGTAGTTATTTTCTCTAACTATACATCTTATTTAGTAGAGCTGTACGAGTTAGTGAAGAAGAAGAAACACAAGGTCGCGCTCATTACAGGTGAGCAGACGCCTGAAGAACGGCAAGAGGCAACGAACAAGTTTCAGGGAGGTAAGTTAATGGTTCTGTTATGTAACATCGAAGCAGCGGGCGTAGGTCTGACACTAGATAGGGCAGAGACCTCTATCTTTTTAGACAGACACTACAACCCAACGTGGAATGCACAGGCAGAGGACAGAATAGTTGCTACTACGCCTGAATCTCCGCAAGGTGCATTCATTATTGACTTAGTGTGTAAGGACTCTATCGACGGCTACATTCACGAAATGGTAGAGAATAAGATTGATATAACAAAGATAGTAAATAATTTTAGTGATCTTCGAAAAATAGCATTAGGGGGAAAATGAAATGATTAGAACATTGGATGAACTTATTGCCGAGTTACAACTCTTAAAGGATAGAGGTATTAAAGGAGATACAGAATTGTATATTTTTATGGATGATATAGGAGGTTACAAAAGTGACCTTACTGTACGTGTAGACGGTGAAGGTGACGTTATTATAGAAGGGTAGGAGAAGCGGAATGAAATTAATTAAAGATAATACAGTTAAGCAATTTAATGTGCCAACAGGTAAGCAACTAAAAGATGAAAAGGTATTGATTGAGATATCTCTTTTAGAATTATCTGTAATAACATATCTGCTAGGTTCTACATCTGTACACGATAAGCAAGAAAAACTGTACAGTATAGCAAAAAAGGGAATTCACTGGATGGATTACAGGATTACAGACATAACAGCTAGGTCTTACGGTCACAGTGGTACGACATGGGAAAGTATGAAGACTACATTAGTAGAGGCATTGAAGGAAAAAGGCTTCATACATGGTAAATTAGATGACTAGGGAAAAAGTTGATAAAGCAACAGCTTATATTGTTGAATATTTCACAGGACATGGGGCGCTCGTACAAGTGCGGCGCTCTAAGTCCACGAATGCGAGTTACATTGCCTTAGATGACACGTTAGGTGGGACGATTCGTGTGGCAGATTATCCACAATCAAGTCACAGGCACTTTAGTTGTAACATTCAGGAAGGTGTCGAGTGGAAAACTACAGGCTTCTTAGATATGAGGCACGTAACTTCGCCTTTTAGTAGAATACTAGAGGCACTAGAATTAGTGCGAGAAGGTCGAGAGAAAAAGATTGCTCGCTTAGGTTGGGACGTGTACGTACAAATGACACAACAAGGCAGGACGGCTCCTAACTATATCAAGTTTTGGAAGGATGCTGAATACATGTAGGTGATGTAAAGGGGGAAATGCTGTGGACAAGAAACAGATTAGAGAAGCTATAAAGAAAAAGCAAGGCGAGATACTAAGTGTGCAGAAGGGTATAATAGATGCTACAACAGACAAACTTACTCTAATAGAGAATAAGTTCATGTACAACGCTTCTGAATATAACCACGAAAGAATGCATAATGACATAGTAATGCTTGAACTAAGGAATAAGAGACGTGCCATAAATAGAGAGATAACGTCCTTACAACAGGAACTAGGAGACATTAACGAGCGTGAACGAGCAGAGCGTCAAAAGGAATGGAGTACGCAGTTTGTTAACACCGCTCGTAATGTCCTAGATGATAAACAATTCGATACAATTATACGCCTTACTAACGAGGCGGTGCAACAGTATGAAAGCTAGGGAACATGCGTGCGGTTGCAAATGGTGCGGACGACCTTTAACATGGGTTAGGTCAAGACCTAGAGGAGAAAAGTTTCATGAGACATACAGATGGACATGCGATCATTGCGGACGACATGAAATGAACGGTGACGCACAAATGAGTATAGCAGAGGTAAGATTACGTATGCTGAAGCGTGAGGCACATATACTAGTAGACCACTTTTGGAAATACGACGAATACACAAGACCATCTGTATATAGACGTATTAGAAAAGTGCTGAAGTTAAGTGAAGAACAGCCTGCTAACATCTCTAAGCTAAGTGAGGAACAGCTTAGAACGGTTATACGCAGAGTAAAGGAGGGCACATTCTTATGGTACAAGAGGGCGCTGTAGATGTTTAAGCTGACTATCAATCCGTCACAGTACGCTAAAGACAACCTGATACGATACGAGGACTTAATGAGTGGTGAGCACTTCGAAGCTAACAAGCTAAAAGTATTAGAGCGTTTCAAAATTAACGCCACTAGTAATGCTTTCGCACACATGACTAAGATGCAAGCAGACCTTTATGTGTTCTCGGAGGATGAACTAAAAGCTTTCGTGAAAAACATAAGGGGAAAAGGTTGACACAGTAAAAAGGTTATGTTAGTATTACAATATTCTAATTGACAGGGGGACACAACGATGTCTGTAGACTACAACATACAAACTATGCTACGTGAGTCTAAAGGTAATGGTCTTTTCAATAAGATGCGTAGCTTGAAGAGTCAAATTGCTTCAATGAATGACCAGTTAGAGAGCGTGATGGACGACCTAATTTCCGTAGTTGAGAAGGAAGGAAAAGTGGTGGCGCATGTAGACGGCGAAGTTCTACCTTACATTCTTACTGTTAAACCTTCAGAGCGTAGCGTATTAGACAAGAAGGAGCTAGCTGACAACTTAGGTGTGACAGAAAGTGTACTGAATACGAAAGGATTTGTGGAGCTTGCTAACGAGAAAAAGGTAACACCGCAAATGATAGAGGAGTACAGTTACAAACAGCCTAGCAAGCGTTTAAGCGTTCGTAAGGCAAAGAAATCTGACTTAGAAATGATTTATATTAGGGGGAAACAATGATGACAGAAAAAGAAGATATCAAGTATGTCCAAACAACACTATCACCAAAGGCAGCACAAGCGTTGAAAATATACGTTGCAGTGAACGGTATTCCAAATCAGCGTGAGTGGTTACGTGATTTAATATTACAGACCATCGACTACAAGGAGGAAAATAACAATGCTGAATAAATTAACACTTAGCGATTACACCGAAGACATGATTAGCATAATAGCTCGACTTGAAGACTGTGAAGGTGATGAAGAAGCGCTATACGATACGTTAGAAGCAATTGGCGAAATGGCTGACGACAAGCTAGAAGCGATTCTGTACCACATGGACGAAATTTTAAGTCGTGCTAAGTTCCTGAAGGAAAAAGCTAAGGCTCTTGACGAGGCGGCAAAGGTGTTAGTAAATAAGCACGCTAGATTGCATAACTACGTAGCACATCATTTAAAAGCTACAGGTCAGGACAAGAAAGCTAAAACGGTAGGCATATACAAACTATCGTTCCGTAAAGGTTCGAAGTCTACAGAGGTGGACGAATCTTTACTACCTGCACAATATTTCATTCCGCAAGAACCTAAACCTATGAGCAAAACAGAGCTAAAGGCTTTAGTTGAAGGCGGTACAGAAATAGCAGGTGTAAAGATAGTAACAGGTGAACCATCATTACAAATTAAAATGTAAACACAGGGGGAATAGAGAATGGCAAAGTTAATTGTTGATAAAGACATTGGAGCAGGGCTTAAAGAGCTTTTCAATCAGTACGTCCCTGATTATCCAAAAAGTAGAGACTTTATATTAGAAACTCATGCCAAAGTGATTAGTTTAACGTGCACGCCTTGGAAGGGTGAGAACTGGAAGTACCTGAATGGATTGTCAATGGCACAAATGGCGCAAGCAGTTTTCGAAGGGTTCGAGGTAGAGAAAGCACCGTTAGAAAAGCTAGAGTATTTCGAGAAATATCATACAGACCTAGACGTATGTGTGGATGACTATGTTAGTGGCGTAAAGGCGACAATAAAATTCTTTAAAGAAAATTTTGAAATTAAAGGGGTTAACGACGATGTACAATCAAAATAATTTTAATGACATTCAGATAGGTGATGCAGTACGTGAAAAACTGATCGGTGCTATTATGTTACAGGCTCCTTCAGGTGCAGGAAAGACAACAGGGGCACTCATTATAGCATTCGGTATGATGCGAGCTAAGTACCCTGACTTGCCTGAAAACGAAGTGTGGGGAAAGATTGCCGTAATCGACACAGAGCATCGACGTGCCTTAGTTAACGTGAACATGCTAAAAGGCGACGTGAAAATTGGTGTATTCAAGCATATTCCATTAGGTAAGCCGTACAGTGTAGACCGCTTAGTTTTTGCACTAGGACTAGCTCATAATCAGCAATGTGAAGTAGCGATCATTGACTCAACTTCTCACTTTTGGGAAGGAGAAGGTGGCATAATGGACTATCAGCAAGAGCTAGGTGGTCGCTTCCAAGACTGGAAAGAAGCCAACAAAGAAATGTACTACCCTTTCATTGACGCAGTAACAGGTGTAACACACGAAATGCATATCATTAACACAGCTCGTACAAAACAAGAGCACGTTATGGATATCGACGAGGACACAGGAAAACGTGTAGTTAAGAAGCTAGGCTTGAAACCTGTACAGCGTGACTCACTAGAGTACGAGTTCCAAGTAGTGTTCAATATCGACATGGAGCACAAAGCTAGAGTATCTAAGGACAATAGCGGGCTATTCTTAGGTATGAGTAAAACGTTAACTACAGAGCATGGCAAGCTGTTATACCAATGGCTAGATGAAGGTAAAGACATTATCGCAGAGCGCCAAGCTGAAGCTGCTAGATTAGAAGAACAGCGTATTGGACTAGCTATGGATATTAAAGCGCAGGCTGAAAGCTTTGGTCTTACTATATGGCTAGGACAAGTGACGGCGCACCCGTATTTCGGTTCAGATGTTGAGCTTCTACCGTTGGACAAGTTAGAAGAAATCAGAGTACAACTACAAAAACAGATGGAGGCTATGGAACAAAATGCCCAAAACAGCTAAATTTACAATTATGTTGACACCTGAAGGTGTTTCGAGTAATATGGTGTTAGAGAACATTGACCCTAACGAAGCGGTTGCTATCTTAGTTCAAGGTTCGGAGCGTTTAACGAAAGAAATTTACAACAAAGCTGAATTACAAATTACAAAAGACGAAAAGGGGAATAACTAACATGCTAAAATTTAACAAAGAAAAAATGGGTTCACAAGGAAACTTCGAATTACTACCTGACGGCAACTACGAGGTATTCATTGAGTCGGCAAAGTTCGGAAAGGCATCTACAGGCACAGAAGGTGTAAAAATGGTGCTACTAGTACGTAAAGATGTAGAAGGACAAGAGTTCGGTGGACGTAAGCTATGGCACGATATTTGGTATACGGAAGCTTCAGAGTTCAACCTTCACAACTTACTGGGAGCAGTTAACACACCTGAAGACCATGCAGGGTTCAACGACTTAAAAGAAGTAGCAGCGTACGTAGAAGGTAAAGCAATGAAAGTAACTGTAGGTACTCGTAAAGGTTCAGGAAAATGGGCAGGAAATGTGTATCAGGACATTAAAGCAATGCTTCCGTCAGATGTTGGAGGTGGACGAGTTGACTCTCCATTCGCTTCAGGTGGAGCTTCAGGCGACCCATTCGCTAATGCGAGTGCAAGCGTAGGACAAGCACCACCTGCACCACCTGCACCGCCTACACAAACACAGTACGCACCGACGTACAATGGGAAATCTCAAGGCACTCCACCGCCTGCTATACAACAAAATGTACACGATGACCCATTTGCTAATACGAAAGCACCGATCGAAGTATCAGAAGATGATTTACCATTCTAAAAAGTAATTGAGGGCGAAAGCCCTCTTTTATTTTTACATAAAGTAATGAATTGACATTACAGGAAAAACAAGTTAAAGTTAGGAGAGCAAATTATGGCAGGAGGAAATACACAGATGAATGAAAAACAATTGGAGCACTTAAACCACCCATTCTATAAAGATGCTGAAAAATACAGAGAAGATGTACGCAAAGGTCAGATACTGAAAGGTGCTGAAAAGTACCCTAAGCCGTTCAGTCCTAAAGATTGGACAGCTAGGGAATTACTTTTACATGCAATGCAGGAAAACGTTGACCAAGCACACTATATTGTCGGCTTAGCTGAAAAACTAGAAGAATATGAGGCACTAATCGTGATTTACAAAGAAGCTTTAAGGTATTACGCTAAGTACGACCATTCTCATTTTGATGACACGCAGGTAGCTAGAGAGGCGCTAGGATTGGAGGATTAGGCTATGAAGTTCTTTACTAAGTTTTTCGGCTTAGATAAACAAGACACGATGGACAACGGCGAATACGCAGTACTTTGTCCATTCCCTCATAAAGACCACAACGGGAATTTCTACACAGAAACTAATGCATCGGCTCATATCAATCCTGAACGTGCAGTGTACCACTGTAAAACATGTGCTAAAGGTTATTCAGAAGCAGCATTCATACAAAAAATAGAGGGCGTATCTTACAAGGATGCGCTCAAAACTATTAAAATGATGGAAGATGACATAATTAGCGGAGACTGGGCACAGCATGTAGCTAACTTGAAATCTAGCCCGCTTATGGCATTAGTTGAGCGCTTAGGTCTAACAAGCGTTGTAGATACGCTTCAGCTAGGAACATTAGGTGACGGTATAGAGTTCCCTGTATTCATGTATGGTGAACTAATGGACATTCGTACCTACAGACCTGAAGCAAAGAACAAAGTTATGGGACGTCCTCACAGTACTAACCTGATAGTTCCATTCGATCTTTGGCGTAAAAACGAACAGCCTACTATACTAGCAGCGGGCGAAAAGGACATGGCAATCCTTCGAGCGCACCACTTCAATGCTATAACATTCACAGGAGGCGAACAGTCGTTCCCTAAATTATTCAAAGCGTCATTTAAAAATCGTGACATTTACATAATGTACGACAATGACGATGCAGGTAAAGAAGGAGCAAAGAAAGCGGCGCACTTTATTAAAGAAGCAGGCGGACGACCGCACATTATAACAGGACACTACGAAGTATGTACTGAAAAAGGTGAGGACGTTTGGGACTTCTTCATGAAATATGGCAAGTCAGGAGCCGACATTGTTAAGCTAATGTCTGAAACGCCTGAAGCTGACGGAAAATTACTAGAAGAAGTTAAAAATACAGTTGTACCTATGGTAACTATCGGTAAATCAGGCGAAGGGCAATTCATTAACAAACGTTTCGTTAGGTCTAATGCTAGTGTTTTATCAATCTTTGAGGAATCATATAGCGTTCCTGAATATGTAGTGTTTACTAAAACAGCTATAGAAGAAGGAGAGAACACGGTATTTTCTGTAGGCGATACAGTAGAGTGGACACTGGACGATGATAACTTACAAGAAATGCTATACCTGATTGACGGTAATGTAACAGAGGCTAAACGTGATAAAGAACTACGCAGAATATGCGGTATATCTAAGGAAAACAATATGTCTATGAAAATACTATCGTCTGTTAATGTTTCAAAGAGTATGATTTCTGATATTTTAAATACAACAGTGGACGAGGTTAGCGTACAACAACTACTAGTCTACTCTATCAATGAGAAGCTGTTAGCAGGCAAGAAGTACGAAGTGACTTACAAGCCTGTATCGCACCCACTAGACGGGATGAAGGTTGTAGGCATAGTAAAGAAGCTAGAGGAATCAAATTCTGACTTAGCTAACTTCGTAGTTAATGACGAAGTGAAAAAGTCAATGCGTGTGTTCCAAGTGGAGCCTATGCACACAGTTAATGACAAGATGCAAGAACTGTTCCAACGCTCTAAAGGCTTCATAGGTGTAGAGGCTAGGAAAGAAGTTATGTTTGCATCTGATATGTTCTACCATACGCCTCTAGAGTTCAAAATAGGAAGCAGGAAAGAACGTGCCTACTTAGATATTATGATCGTTGGAGACCCTCGTACGATGAAATCTGCTACAGCTAAGGCTATGAAGAATATGTACGAGTTAGGAACTGTAACATCGTTGAAAACAGCTTCAGCAGGTGGTCTTATAGGTGGCTCCGATAAAGTAGGAGGCTCGTATAAAACTAAAGTAGGATTACTTCCACAGAATCACAAAGGCGCTGTTATCATGGAAGAATTTTCAGGCGGTATTAAGAACGGTATCGTGTCACAGCTAACGGAAATACGTTCATCTAACCGTGTCCGTATACTTCGTGTAGACGGTCATACGGACGTTCCTGCAATGGTTCGTATGCTTTCAATCTCTAACCCTGCAACTAAAGGGAAAGTATCCTTAGGTCTGAACCAGTACCCATCAGGCGTGAACGTTATCCTTGACTTGGTAGGAGCATCGGAAGATATAGCACGTTATGACTTCTTCTTACTAGTTAATGAAGTAGGAGAGTATACTAATCCTTTGGATATGTTCGAACTAGAGCCTTATGCGAAAGAAGATTATATGAATCGTGTTAGGTGGGTGTGGTCTAGAACGGCTGAACAGGTTAACATCTCACAAGAGGTTGCACAGTATGTATGGCAGATGTCTCAAAAGCTTAACGACAAGTACGACTGTCATATCAAACTATTCGGTGCAGAGGCATGGAAGAAGCTACTACGAATCGCAATCAGTGTAGCGGGACAAGTTTGCTCGACTGACGAGACATTCGAAAACCTAGTAGTTACAAACGAACATGTGAACTTCGCATATAAGTTCATGATTGCGTTGTATGACAACGATCTTTTTAAACTGAAGAACTATGTAGACAACGAGCGCTCTTACAGCATATGCCGTCCTGTAGATGTACAAGCACTACAAGATATTTATACGGTAAACGAAGCTGTACTTAACGAAATGGAAATCAGTACAGACATGACACAAAAACAACTACAGCTAGTCAGTGGTTTAGAAAATAAAGAATTTGCTGCCTTAGTTTCAAGGCTAGGCGCTTCAAGGTTCATCCAATGGCAAGGCGAAAAGGTTGTACCTACAGGGAAATTCAGACAAGCTATGAAGCAAATTAATAGACAGTCGTTTTTAAAGCGACCTAGCGAGAGGGTGTAACAGATGGGAAAAGTTCAAAAACGGTGGACAGAATTAGAGATTGAGTTATTGAAGATGTTTCACAAAGAATGTACGTACAAAGAAATAGGAGAGGCTCTAGGACGCTCACAGCATTCAGTATACGCTCAATGTTACGGCATGGGTATTAAATGCCCACGACCTAGAAGCAAGTACCTGAACATCTACAGGCTGTACGTACAGGGCGAAGAAGTTGACAGAGGAACAGTAGCAGAACTTTCAGAAAAACACGGCTACAAGAAGTCACAGTTATATACGGCAGCTAACAGAGGCAACCTGTACGACTTAGGTATGGGCGCTAAACATAAATTAATGCTTATTTACAGAGACCACGACCAAGTATAGGGGGAATAGAGATGAAAGCATACGGAGGGTATAGTAATCCATACGATGACTGGACATATCAGTTCATAACTGACCCTGTAATTATGTGGAACCGTTTTGAGAAGGACAAGCCAAAATCTGTAGGTTCTGACACTGAATCTACAGGTCTTCACATAATTAAGGATAAGCCTTTCTTGATACAGCTAGGATGGTCGAATACTAAAATAGTATTCTTGTTCTCTCCTACACCTGACATGATGGATATGTACTTCAAAATATCATCTAAGGTAAAATGGCACTTCCTGCACAATCTTAAATACGACTTACACATGATGACTAATATCGGTTACGGTAAGGAAGTACAGGCACAAACGAATTGGTGTGATAGCATGGCTGTGATGCGCTTAGTTCTAGAAGCACTTTCTCCACGTAATGGAGGGGACAAGCTAGGATTGAAGGGCTTAGGAGTTAAGTACATTCATGAGTACGCTAACAATAGTGAAAAGCTGATAGACGAGGAAATGACGAAGCTACGTAAGACACGCAACAAGATACTGGCTACAGCGTTAAAACAGTTCCCTATTGATGGACAGTTGACAGCTACAGGTCGTCAGAAGTATTGGGGCGTTGGAGCTATTGAGGAGTTCGTAAAAGATATTATGAACGAGGTTTCCGACCTTCCTGAAGATGTTAGAGAACTATGGCAAGCTTGGGAGGAGGAATATCCTGAACCTACGTACGCTGATATTGATAGAGAGCTTATGCATCGTTATGCGGGCGAAGATATAGCTACTATGCTTATGCTTATGGAACAAGCTATGCCTGTTCTAATACAACGTCAGCAGAGAGAAACCCTTGAACGTGAGCGCAAATGTCTGCTACCTCTGTATAGAATGGAGCGCAGAGGTCTTAAAGTAGATTGGAATTACCTGTACGAGTCAAAGCGCAAGCTAAAGGCTTACATTATAAGTAAGCGTCACGAACTATATGAGGTTGCAGGTATAGTTATCAAGCCGTCTCAATCTAAAGCGATCGTTAAGCTGTTTGAGGAAAAGTGGGACTTATTCCTAGAATCATCTGACAAGCAGGCTATGAAGCAAGTAATAGATAACTTCGAAGGTGCGCCTAAACGCTTCGCACAACTCATTAACATTCTTAGAACGGCTGAAAAATGGTACTCTACTTACATTGTACGAATTGAGCAGTCAGCTAAGTATGACGGTAAGGCTTACACGCAGATTAACTCGACAGGTGCTATTTCAGGTCGTATGTCGTCAGATTTCCAACAGTTCCCTAAAGGGGCTATCGAGGACGAGGACGGTGTAGAAATATTCGTACCTCGTAGAATGTTCCAAGTTGCGTATGACGAGTACGTGGCTGTCTATATCGACTATGACCAAATTGAGCTAGTAGGGCAATCTCATTACTGTGTAAAGATGGGAGCTAAAGGGGTTAACTTACCACGTGCATACATGCCCTATAAGTGCCACCACTATATAACGGGTGAGGAATACGACTACAAAACAGACGAAGGACGAGCTAGACACACAGAAAAGCAGGCTAATAATCCTGAACTGTCTGCTTGGCTTATGGAAGATGGGACACCTTGGGTTAAAACGGACATGCACACACTGACGGCATCTAACGCCTACCCTCACATTCCTGTAGATAGTGACGACTTTAAAAAGAACTACAGACCTAAAGGGAAAACGACGAACTTCGCACTTAACTATGGTGGTAAAGAAGGGGCTCTAATGGCTCCGCTATCCATTGACTTCGAGGAGGCTTCTAAGCTTGTTACAGCGTACGAGGCGTCATATCCTGAAGTTATTGCCTATCAGCATGGCATTGTAGAAGCTCATGCACGTAAAGGATACATCGTTAACCATTACGGCAGACGCTACTACTTGTCAGATAACAGTTTAGCCTACACCTTAGCTAATGCGGCTGTGCAAGGAAGTTGTGCAGATGCGTTGAAAGAAGCGATCATTAAGCTAGACAAGTACATCTTAGATAATCAGCTACTTAGCTACTTAGTTATGCCGATACATGACGAACAATCGTTCGGTGTCCACCGTTCTGAAATGTGGATTATTGAAAAACTATTAGAAATCATGGAATCTGTGTTCTCATGGTCGTTAGTTCCTGCAACGGCAGGCGTTGAAATATCTTATGATTATTGGTCAAACAAAAAAGATTGGGAGGGTCAAACAGCATGAGTGAATGGAAAACAGCTATGTTTTTCTACGATGCCTTAAAAGCAATGATGGATGGTAAGAGTATTAGACGTAGGCGTTGGAGAGATAGCTTATCTCTCAAGTATTCCTATATAAATAACGAATACGTGTTCGAATTTTACGATTATGGAGAGCTGTACGCTAGTGTAGGCTCTTTGTCAGCAAGTAATTTATTCGCTACAGATTGGGAGGTTGTTGAGAATGATTAACTTAAAAAGCACTTTACGTATCACTAAGGTGATAAAGAAGTCTAAGGCTGAAGGGTTCAAAAATCTACAGGAGGGCGACGTTATTACGATAGTCGCGCCGCTTGTAGGAGCAGGTCGTCGTAAAGATGGAGCCGCTAGCTGCTACGCACAAGAGGTAGTTGTAGTGTGCGAGGCTAGAAACATGTCTGTAGTAAAGTCCTTTAGTCAAGCTTCTAACATAATTTACAATTTCTTTGAACTAGAGGAGGTGTAAGGTACATGAAGGAAGAAGAAAAATGCGGTTGTGTGAGGACACCTTCACAATTTCATCCCTGTAGGTTCCATCTTGACAGAATGAAAGAAGAAGCAGAGGCATTACGTATAGCGAAACTGTTTAACATATCAATCGAAGAAGCGAGGCGTTGTAGATGAAAGTTATTAAACTTTTTCAATGTGGTGAATGTGACGAAACGTATCACAGCTACGTCAGAGCATGTGAGTGCTGCGTAGATGACGAAGAAATGGAGGAGGAAACGGAATGAAAGTACAATTAGTGAAAATTGAGGGGTACGAGGCGGCTATTAATGCGCTTCGTATGTCTACAGGTAAGTTCTACAGCTACGAGAAACTACGAGACATTCAACAGTTAGTATGGCTCATGACAGACGATAGAGGATTCATTAACGATGAAAACCTCTATAGATGCAACTTTGAAACTGCCATGTGGAATGATAGAGAGCGCACGCAGCGTAACGGTAAGATAACTGGAATTTACGAAGAAGATTTACTAGAGTTCAAACGTCTTTTAGGTCTGACAAAGAATCAGGCTATGGGCGAGAACAACCATCATACGCTTATGATGTACTTAGATATTACCTTCATTACGGAGGACATGCACAGAGGAGCACAAGACGACTTAGACGCACATGCCAAGTCATTCGATAACCGTATCACACGATTCAGTACTCGCTTAGCTGAATTTGATGGCGTGGAACTAAGCGACTGGTACAAGGGCAAAGTGATACCGTTTGGTGAAGTTGATGACGCAGCTATGAAACCACTGCCTGAACATGTTATAAAGGATGGGAATTTCTACAATAGAACACCGTTCGGTTACGTCCTAGAGAAACATTCGCAGGTTCCTGCTAAGAATGGACTAGATAAGGACGTACAGCGAGGTCTTATGCCACTGGGCATGAAATCTACAGCGCAATGGAAAGCGAATCTACATTCTCTTAGATATGTGTACATGATGCGTTCTAAGAAAACAAAGGCTAATCCTGAATTAAAAGAAGCTATGGAGCAACTTGCTGACTTGCTAGAAAAGCATCTGCCTGTGTTCGGTGAGCACTTCCGATATGTTCAGACAGCTACAGGCGAGTGGGAGCACCTTAGTTCTCAAAAGATCGTATCACGTGAAGATTATGAACTATTGAAGCGTGTTAAAAAGGAGCGTGCTGAACAATGATAGTTACTTACATGCTTCTAATCGCTGCCAATTTGACGTTTGCGTGGCTTAACATTCATGGTGAAGGAAACTATAAGATAAACAGTACAATCGCTTACATGTGCATTGTAGGCGCTGTAATGTGTATCGTAAATACAATTAATGAGGTGCTGTAATGGTTGCAATTTTGGCATTAGATATTTCAGGAAACCACCCTTCGTTAGCTGACGAAGGGAAAGGGACTACAGGTTGTGCGTTTTCCAATAACGGAAAAGAACAGTTGTTCGATGTTTCAGCTACAGACTTTAAGACGGTTGAGGAATATTGGTTTTACATTGGTATGATGTTTGAAAATCTAAAGCCTGATTATGTTGTAATTGAAGGGTATAGGCTGTATAATCATAAGGGAAAATCTGCTAGCATTCAGTCTCAATCGGTTATGCCTACTTCGCAGCTACTAGGTTACTTGCGAATGAATCTGTGGTTTAAGGGCATTCCTTTGACAATACAATATGCAGCAGATGTTAAAACTAGATGGTCTGACGATGTTCTAGCAAACTTAGAGCTATTTGAAAGACGGGGCAGTAATATCTATTTCAATGGTGAGCGGACTAACGCACATAAGCGTGACGCGTACCGCCACCTAAAGCACTTTGAGCGTTACAAACTACCGAAATTACAGGGGGAATCGAAATGAGTACAAAGATAATACAGCTTGCCGCAGTAACAGGAACAAACCAAGATGAATTTATAAAATCAATGGAGCAAGCTTTCAAACGAGGTTCAGAGAAGATGAAAGAAAAAGGATTCATCGACTACACTGAAAGCATACAATACCATCCAGTAAGTACGTTTAACGAGGTAGTATATACAGCAATGTTGACATGGACAGTAACTAAGGGGGAATCGAAATGACAGAAGCAGTAAACACTACAGATTTAGAGGTATTTGTACAAGAAAACGGTATTATTAGAGTTAAGCAGGACGGTAAAATACTAGGACATATATCTGTAAGTATTCCATACGAGTCACTTAAAAAATACGCTAAAGATGACGACATGGGTAAATTAGCTGATACAATATCAGAGCTTAATATGCAGAGAATGTACGGTAAGCAAAGTAAGCTACACGAAAAGATAGCAGAAGTCACAGGCGTAGATTTTAACCATTATACGGTGATAGATAAGCTTAGATGTGCATTCCATGTAGAGGTTGCAGAGCTTGCTAATGAAGTAGAGTTCTTCAAGTATTGGAAGAAAGATAAAAACAACGATTCTTACAAGCAAATTGACGAATTATCGGACTGCCTGCATGTCTTATTATCTATCTGCGTAATAAGAGGCTATCAGAACGTCATTAGAAGCGTCACAGAGCTTCCTTTGTGGAAAGACATGGATTATATAGACATGTTCGAAATGCTTCGCAGAAACGATTTAGCGACCTCACAGGACGTGGCTATGGCATTGACCGTTCTAGTCGGTATTGGTCGCAAGTTAGGATTTACAATTCCTGAAATTATCGAAGGTTATTACGACAAGAATACTGTAAACGTCCTTCGTCAAACTAAAGGATACTAAATAAAAAGCCCACTCAAATGAGTGGGTTTTATTTATACATAAGATTAAAGTTGAGTAACTCTACCGTAGTTAGTTGTACGTGATGGCTCTATAGTTGTTAACGTTGTAACGTCCCCTAGCTCAATAATTGCACCGTTTTTAGCATCGAAGCCAATACCTGTAGTTCCTGAAGCCTTTGCAACTACAGCACGCACAGCTCCTTGCATTTCAAGACAAGTAAACTTGTCATTACCTGCATTAACTGTAAGTGTGTTTAAGAACAGGTTAGTACCGTATAGACATCTGACTGCCCATTTTTGCTGTGCACCTGTGTAAGCTGAAGCATCTACAGTAATATTAGTAGACTTTGCATCTACACAACGCTTGTATGTGATCGGAGTAGACCCTGAACTGTTAAGTACGAATGAGAACCCTGTGCACTCTACACTGCCTGCGAATCCTCCGAATGTAAATATTCCGTACATTTTAGTATTAACTGTGTCAGTTGCAGTAATATTAATGTAACCAGAACCTAACTTAGCAGGAATCGTGACGTTTTCTACATAATCACCGTAGTATACAGTGATCTTAAACACGTGATTGATAATATCAGGCATTTCCTGAACAGCTCTGCTAATCGTTGCGTAAGGCGCTGAAGTAGTACCTGTGCCTGTTGTGTCGCTACCTGTGCGAGAGTTTACGTATAAAGTAACGTTAGCTGTCGTGCTAGTAAGCGTCTTGCCTGCGTTAGCTAAAGTGTCTTGCACATCTTGACTTAGCTTCGATAATCCTACAGACTTATCAATCAAGTTAGCTCCGTCTAGCTCCGTTCCTGAACCTGCTTCAACCCATCCAGTATCAGTTTGAACCACACCGTTATCGCTGTAGATATTACGCTTAAACTCTTTACCGTTACGTCTATCTATAATGCTGTAGTTAATGGCATTCTGTGTACCGTAGTCACTATTTGAGATACTTACAATATAAGAAGCTGAAGTGTCAGGCGGTAAGAAGTTATTTAGTCCGTCTTTACCTGACGTGTAGACACCTGAAGTTTTTATAGTTGGCAGTCTATCTTCATTCACGTATGGCAGGTTATCTACGCCATAACCATGATCTTGAAAATACAGCTTATTAGCAGCAATTAAAGCGTCAACCTCGTCTGTACGATATGCTTGTACGTCACTAGCTAATAGTGTAACGTTCCCTGATCTATTAGGAGGGTTGCCGTTTACAGCTTTAACAGTACCTGTAGGAACAGGAAGCGTAACATTACCGTTAGCGTCAGGCTGAATACCGTTTACTGAAGCTACGGAGCCTGTACCATCTACACCTCTAATGGCTAGTACTGTCCAGTCCTCGTTATCGAATGGCGGTGTAGGAGGCGTAGAGTATACACCGTCTTTCTTGGCTTGATAAGTATTGCCGTTATACGTAACAACATTGTTTTTAGAATAAACTTTACCTTGTACAAAGGCAACAGCACCGCCCCAACCAGCTACAGCTTCAGCGGCTGTATTTGCAGATGCAGCGGCAGTATTAGCAGCGTTAGTAGCGTCTACGGCATCTGATTTAGCGGCGTTAACTTCTGCTACCATTTCCTGCTTGGCAACATTTACGTCAGACGTTAACTGTTCTTTAGTTTGCTGTGCATCGTTAAGCAACTGTTGTTTAGTAGTAGCAGCGTCGTCAATCAGTTGCTGTTTGGCAGTGTTCACTTCTCCTACTAATTGAGTTGTAGTAGTTTCCATGTTAACGATTGCGGTATTTGCAGATGTTGCCGCATTTTCAGCCTTTGTAGCGGCTAAGTTTGCGCTATTAGTAGCTAAGTCAGCATTAGTAGCAGATGTGTTAGCTCTAGCAGTAGCTGCTTCTGAAAGTTCTACAGCCTTGTTAGCCATAGTTGTAGCTGTGTTAGCGTTGTCGATTGCTTCTAAAGCCTTAGTATTAGCTAAGGTAGCTGAATCTAAAGCAGTATTTGCAGATACGATAATACCGTCTACACGTGTTTCTGCTTCGTTCAGCCGTAATATAGCGGCGTTACCTTCATTGACCATATCTTCTACGCCTGCCGTCTTGATATTAACTTGACTAATAAAGTAGTCTAACGTGTACGTTGTAACCTCTACGCCTAACTCGTCGATAGGCTTTTGAATATTAAGCATGTAGTAACCTTTTGACGGAGCTACGTGCTTCTCACCTTCAGGCGTGTAGATATGAACCTCTAGGCGATTTTTACCTACAGGAATTAAGTCCCCTTCGTCCAGTCCGAACTCTAATTCTCCTACGCCACTAAGTAGCTTAGGTGTAAGCGTCAGAACACGTCCTGCCTCTACACCGATCACTACCTCAATCTTTGTAGCTGTATCTAAAGGTAACGGTTTTTCTTCCGAATCTAACACACGTAAATGTATCTGTGTGGCTGTATCGTTTGATTTTAAAAAGAAACTATCATTTATGTTTTCTAATAGCAAAGTGCATCATCCTCCCATAATAAAAAGCCGAACTGTCATAGTTCGACTTTCATTTTAGCATAATATAACATATCTAGCAATCTGATACTATGTCATTCTACGTTTAGCGTACTTATGTCTAACGAAGTCTACTAGTTCTCTGTGGAACTTGGTATTGGTCGTGAACTTTGTCCATAGCCTATCATAGACGTGAAGCATTACTAAACATAAAACTCCTATGAAAATAAGTGACATTAGTATTACTATAATAGCTGCTACGATAACGGCTGAACCTGTTAGTGTTATACTCATTAGTCTAGCCCTTTATCTTTCAAGGCTTGCTTTTGTTTCTTGCCCTTCGAGCTAAGGTAGTTGTTTTTCCAAGCCGCATGTAATGTTAAAATTAGCATTACGACTCCTACAACATAGTCCTGAACATCTTCAGGGAAGTTAAGTCCGAAGTATGCAAGAATAGAAGCTAAGAGAGCTACGATGCGTGCAATAGATAGTTTGTCTGTTGGATATTTCATGCTAGTTCCTCCTCTAGAGCGAAAATGTTAATGTCTAAGTTTTCAGCACTTGCCACGGTACAACCTACTATCTTAACTTTACTATTCATAACATGCGTGCCGTCTTCTTTATAAGCACCTGCATAGAACTTAGCTTTGTCCTCAAACGAGAAGTTAGGGACTACGATAAATTCTAGTACTCCTTCTGCGTCTATAGCAACAATTACATACGACGCAGTATAGTCGTTTAAGCACTCTAATAGTACGTCCTTCATGTTAGTTTTCCTCCTTCACTTCATAAGCGTAACCTGCAATGCTTGCAAGAACTACCTTTTTAGCCGCTGCTTCTGCTGTTTCTTTACCTTTAAAAGTGCCAGTTTTTACTCGATACCTTCCTTTTTCCTCAACTACGTGAGCAATCCATCCGAAACGAGACTTCATAAGTTCACGTGCGTTTTCAGCCAAAGCTCTGTTAGTCCATGTTCCTGTTTGTACACGATAGAGCGTGTTATCTGTAGGCTTAGGTGCAGGCTTTGCGATACCTGCCGCACGTTCCACCATAGTCAAGAAAGTTGCCCAATTCTTAGGCTTTGCCGCACGAAGGTTACGAGGGCAATTCTTTCCACTGAAGTAGTTATGCTGAACAACCTTGTCCAACTTGATACCTGTTTGCTTCATGATATGAGCAACTAAGGCAGCCGCATTCTCTAAAGCAGTTTCGTAGTTTCCATCACGATTTACACAAATTTCAACGTGGATACCGCCATTGTTACCTTCGTTAGTTCCTGCCGCCCAACAACGTACTGTATGTCTGAATGATTGTACTGCCTCTTTGTCATCTACTGTCCAATGCCATGAAGCGTTACGACTGTTGCCGTTGCGTTGTAACCTAGCGTGAGCGTCTGCGTCAGCACCAATACTAGTATTGTCAGTTTCATGTACAACAATATACTTTTGCCAGTTACCATGCCCCGAAGTCACTTTATTTAATATGTCAGGCGTTACAAACAATCCTCTGTAGTTCATTCCACTACCTCCTCATAAGTAGCCTCAAAAATGTCAGTCTTACAAGGATACACTTCACCTTTAACACCTTGTATAATATAGTCTCCTACTTCTCCACGCATGATTCCTTCAAGTGTGACAATTTCACAATGCGTTTTAAATGTTATAATTTCATCATTAGTAACTTTGTCAGTGAACCAATCAGGACGTGCATCTACATAATATCTAAATGCTTCTACTACTACAGGCTTTTTGCGGTACTTCATTCTACAACCTCCCAATCTTCTGCTAACATATCGGTCTGTGAAGCTAACCAACCAATCTGTATGTGGTTAGATGTTGTTTTAATAGCTAAAGCGCTAACTACTGTAGGTTCTCCTACGTACTCACCGTAGCCGAACTTCAATGCTTCTTGCAAGTCTAAACCGCTCACTAAGAAAACAAACTGTCCTTTACCGTTCCACCCTTTTCTAGTAACTGCCTTGCCTTGCTTAGTTGCTTCAATCGCTTGTCCGAAAGTCATTCAGCTTCCCCCTTATAAGAAAATCTTGTCCAATATAAAAGCTAAAACGCCTGCCGCTACTGACCGTCCTAACCAAGTCTGCGAGTTTTCTAGTTTTGTTATACGCTCGTCTTGTGCGGCGTCCTTCGTCTCAATTAATTTTTCAGTGGTAGCGATAGTCTTAGCAATGAGAGCCTCTGCTTCGTCAATACGTTTGTGCGACATTTTAATACTCTCATTCATAGCAGGCGTTTCACTTACTAACTTTAACACACTTTCCAATTGTGTGCCAATATTTTTAGTATTTTCTTCTAATCTAGCAATGGATACTAATATAAACTTTACTTCCTCCACGTTTTGCTCCCCCATTCTGAAAAACCTCCCTCCATATGTCATATACAAGTGAGAGTATACCATATGTTGGGAGGTTTAGGCTATTAATTTCTTAGCGAATTATACCAATCTCTGAAGTTTGAACCAATTCTGCGCTGCTCATTTCTAAGACTTTCGATCTCTCTTTTCTTTTCTTCAGGTGTCATACTGCTATCATTTTGAACTGCTTTAATGTCATCATTAATAGCTTTCATTTCTTTATTGTACGTCGTGGCAGACTCTTGCTCTTTTAGGGCTTTTTTCTCTGCTTTAGTAGCACCCTTGTTTTCCATAGCCGCTGCCTTTGCAATATCTTGCGTTGTACCTAAAGAGGCTTTCGGGTCATACGTAAACTGCTTGACAGATTTACCGAATATATCATCTAACGTCTTCGGCTTTGCTGTCGTATCTAGTAACTGATTAGCTGCCCAATCGGTTAAATCTAGTGCTTGTGTACCTAAGGAGCCTGTCGTTTTCTTAATTGTGTGGTCAATCTGTGCAGGCGATACGAACTCGTTACCTAAAGCCTTGGCTAGTTCTGAAGTGTACTGATTGTAGCGCTCGTCTTTTGGTACAAACGCTTGTCTATCGTACTGACTTTCAATGTCGTAGCCTGTGAAGAAGTCTTTATTTGCTCCTAACTCTAGGAATGTATTCAATCCGCCTACACTGTTAGGAGGAACCAATATACTAGCAATGTCCTTTAGTCCTGCTTTCACTTCTTCGTCCGCTGTACGTGTAGTGGAGCCTGTAATTTGGTCTAACATGCGCTCTACAGGGTTAGCGAACGCTTGACCTATGAAGTGTGGCTTTGGAATAAGAATGATCTTTTCAGATGCAGGGTCAGGCATAGCCCAGTATAGATTTTTCTGATAGGGTTGCATGTTATCTATTTTTCTTCGTTGTTCTTCAGATGTTGTCGGTGCGAAACGACTCATGTAAAGTGCCGCAGTCGGAGCAGCGATATACATTGCCCCTTTAGATAAGAAACCTAGTCTATCCTCATTGAACGCTTGAATGACACGTGCGTTACCACGTATAGCGGCGTTGAGGTAAGGAACAACCTTGTTAGCTTGTTTTATATCCTTACCCATTTGCGAGTAGTCCATAATGTCCGTAGCTTCGAAGAATGCGTCCCTATCACTGTAACCTTTCTTTTGAGCCTGTTTGAACTCACCTAAACGTGCTCCTCGTTCCATCTTCATACCGAAGTCCTCTATTAATCTAAGAGGGTTAAGTACAACGGTGTTCTTGTCGCCTTTTAAGTGACCTGTTTCGATAGCCTTTGCCATTTCTTTAATCTCGTCGTCAGTACGTGAAATGAACTGTGAAGCACCGCCTCCCATTTTCTCGTAGGCGTCTACAGCAGACTTGTACTTTCCTTTTGACAGTTTTTCAATAGACTTACCGAAGAATGAATCTAAGAAGCCTGCCGCTACTGAAGCAGGGTTTTGACCTGTACGAGAAACCATAGCCGCCGAAGCGCTGTCTCGAACTGCGGAAATGAAGTGGAACGGAATATTGTAGTGCGTTGAACCCTTCTTAACTAAGTCAGCAAACGGCTTCGCTGCATCTACGAGAGCATTAGGCTGTTCAGCCTTAGCGCTATTTTCTAAGTAGTTCACTAGGTATTCAGGAACTTCGTAATGCTTTTGCTGACCGTCAAAGTAAGCTGTAACTGTACGACCTGCAATCGGCTCTTTCGACTCCTTAAATAGTGTACCATCTTTGTCTATCTCTGCGTATCGTGCAATAGTCTGCATAAGCTCGTTCTTTTCAGCATTGCGAGAAGTCATGATGTAGTTACGCATAGCCGATTCTGTAGCAGGAAGTATTTTGTACTCTGTGCTACCGTCTTTACGCTTGCCTATAGGCTGTGTGGCTTTCGTACGTCCCTGTCCCTTTATAGCACTTTCACCTACATCACGTGCCATAGAAATATAGTTAGGGTGACGTTCGTTAAGCATTAACATAGTAGGTTCGTCAATGAATCCTGCTTTACGTGCGTTGTCCAAGTTTATTTGCTGAATCTGCATGAACGTTCTATGTGCGTCCTGCATAGCTTGGTTCCCTTGCCACTTCGTTAGTACAGCTTCAGCCCATTCAGGCGTAGCCGTATCAGGAAGTGCATAAGGGTTTAAGTCTCCTAGCTCCTTCAGCATTTCTCTACGTTGCTTGTCCCATGATAGCGCTTGTTCGCCTGTCATATCTTTTGGTCGTCTAGTCAGCAAAGCGTCGAACTCGTCTAGCAATTCGACAGTACGCTTGCCTGTCTGTGCGTTCGTGTTAAATATGTCCATAGCGTGCATAGCTGTAGCGTATTCGTCAAGATCACTAGATTTCAAGCCGTGCACTTCAAGTTGTTGAGCTAAAGGGGTGAAAGTATCCTTCGCATAGTTCACAGCACGTGCCGTAGAGGAACTAAGCAGGCGTGACTGTTTGTAGATACTATCACTTACTTTCAAGTCTCCACGTGGCAGAGTCTTTAAAACGTTATCAGAATCTACAGTGCGTAGCGCTTTCTCAATACCTTTCAAGTCGTTAGCGCTGTCGATAATGCTGCGATTAAATGACGCTGTGAATGTTTTTGCAGTATCACGTATACTCATACGCTTTTTCACATCATCGTAAGTAGCTATAGGGCTTTCCATTTCACGCAGTCTAGCTGTAGCCTCGTCAGGTGTGAGCTTCTTTGGGTCGGCAGGAATAGAAGTTGTCTTAGACTTTGGAGAGTTGTCCGCTATCATTAAGTCAATTTCCTTCTGTACCGTCCTTAGTTTGGCAGCTTCTACAGCATCTAGAGGGTTATTCTGTGCCTTAGCTAATAGCTGAAACTCCTCTTGGCTAAGATCGTTGTATGCTTTACTATTTAAAAGCTTATCAACCGTCTTACTATTCAAGTCATGATGCGTGATACGCTGTGTACCTTCTACATAAGTAGGCGGCTTGTTCGAGTTACGAGCCTGTGCCTTTGCAGGTAGAGCAGGTGTAGCAGTTGGTGTTGCTGTAGCAGTCTGTTGCGTAGATGTAGCAGGCTGTCTAAAGTCAGGCATTTCAGGCAATGACCGTTGAAAATTACGTGCATTAATGGCGTTTCTAGCTAACGGAGCTGCTACGCTTAAAATTGGGTCAGCTACAGCGCCTAAAGCAGTATTTACGCCGATGTTCTTAGCGGCTTGTCTTGCATCGAATTTGTCAGGGTTAATAGCTGCGTTTATAGCTTCTTCGGCAGTCGATACACCGCCACCTACAAGAGCACCTTCGATAGCTGTCCCTTTTGCTAGCTTACCTACGTTGCCCTTTACATTCCCTTTTGCAATCTCTTTAGCAGCTTGCGCCGCACCTCTGTTAACACCTGCGGCACGTACACCTTTAACTGCGCCAGTTGCAGGAACTAAGTAGCCTGAAGCGTCAGCAATAAAGTCTGTAACGGTTCCAGCCTTAGTTTGGTCTTTTCGACGTTCGTACTCTTGTGGCTTCGCTCCTGCTTTTGTATCAAGAGCCTTTGGCAGACCTAAGAGAGCAGAGTTAGTAGCGCGTGTAGCGAAGCGGTCAATCTCTTTACCTGTTTTGCCCATAGAGTCGCCCTGTTTTACACCTGCTTTAGCCGCTTTCTCTCCGTCACCTGTAGCCATACCGACAACAAAGTCCTTGAAATTACTACCTAAGTTCTTGAAAAAGTTACCGCCGCGCTCTTTGTCAGCCGCTACAGCTTGTAAAGCTTTCGAGTTTTTAGCACTAGCTGTACGCTTATTAAGTTCGTCGTATGCTGATTTCTTTTCAGTTTTAGTGGTCGGCAAGTTCAGTTGACTTCTGATTTTTGATTCCTTTTCGTCTTGATTCTTACCGTATTCTTTGCCGAACAAGTTCAGTACGCTAGAACGTTCTCGTCTAGTGCCTTGCATCTTATCGTTAACCCATTGCTTGAACTCTTGCTCTTTACCACTATCATAAGTTTGTAAATACTGTTGAGTGCGCGCGTACTGCGGTGCTCTTGGACTACCTTTAGGTTGTTGCACAGGTTCCCATAAGTCTGATAATTTTTTAGCATTAGCTAAAGGGGCAGTTTTTGTCTGCCCCTTCGACCATGCTGAAAATTCTTGTGGCTGTGCTTTAGCTTTTTTCTTTCTAGCCATTCAAATTCCCCCTTATTTCTTCTTCTTCTGCTTGTTAGGCGGTGCACCGATTACGAACTCTCTAGGCTGTGGTACAGGCTCACGTAGATTATTCATAACTTGTTGCATGAATTGTTGTTGCTTAACGGCAGGGTGCTCTGTAACTACACCTTTTACGATGCCTGCGTTACGGTCTTTCTGTACTGCCTGCTCTCTTTGGAATGAGTTGTAAGCGGCGTTGTATCCAGTATTAGGAGCGCTCTTAGCAGTTGAGCCGCCACCGCCTGAACCTCTAGAACGACCACCGCCGCCTCCGCCACCTGAACCGCGTAGAGCTAAGGCAGCATTACGATAAGCGTTATCTATAGCAGCTTGTTCCTTTTTGAAAGCAAATTCACGTTCGGCTAGTCCCATGTTGAACTCACCTTGCGTTCTGTCCCAAGTGTTCTTACCTTGATAAAGACCTGTAAGACCTGCTTCGTCCATAATTTTACCCCAATCAAACTGTTGTTGCCATTGTTGGTCGCCTATCTTGTCTCGTCCTGCGTTGTAGTCGAACTGTGTTTGCCATTGACGGTCAGCTACATTGTCTCGTCCTACGTTGTAATCAAACTGCTTATTCCACTGTTGGTTAGCTAGGCTGTTCTGCATTTGATTTTGGAAGTTCTGAATAGCCCATTGTTCGTTACCGATTGTATCCTGTAGTCCTTGTTGGTCGAACTGCATAAGCCATTGTAAAGCCGCTAAATCTTGTGCCCCTTGCTGCGCCTCTCGGTCAATTTCAGCCTGCGAACGTTGCCATTGCTGTTGGTCTTGTGCCGCATAGAAGTTACGATCATTGCTAAGAATGTCGTAGCCCTGCATCTGCATCTGTTGGAACATCTTTTCAGCATTAGCTAAAGCCTGTTGGTTGATAGTGCCTAAACCTTCAGTCAGTCTAAGCCCTTCGTTTGCGAAACGTTGGTCTTCAGTCATACGACCTAAACCTGCATCTCGGTATACGTCGCCCATAGCTGCTTGACGTCCCATCTGTAAACGTAATGCTTGGTCTGCGGCAATACCTGCATTGAGTCCTGATTCTACTTGGTCTTGACCCATGTTTAGCCCTTGTTGGAAGTAACTACGGTCAAGCTGTTCGTTAGCAGACATGATATTATTCTCAATACGTTGCAAGTTCTGCTTATTGAGTGACTCGTTTTGACGCTGTGCGTTGGCGTTAGCATCACGTAAAGCTTGCGCCTCTGCCTCTGCTTGTCGTGTAGCGTATTCTTTTGAGAAGTCGAAGCCGTACTTGCTAGCAATATCTTGAACAGTTGCATTTTGGATATTTCTAAAGTCCTGCGCCGCCTGCGAGTTAGTGTAGTCGTCTCGCCACCCTTGTACAGCATTGTCTGTATTTTTCCCTGCTTGGTTATAACGTTGCTGATAATCTAGCAAGTTCTTATTATAAGTATCTTGTGCGTTTTTGATATTGTTTTGGGCATCCAATTGAGGTTTAAGAGATTGCTCTAACCTATCTAAGTAGGATTGGTGCTCATTGGTATTCTGCATACCGAATTTTTCACGATTAGACGTAACAGTATTCATACGGTTAAATTCGTTTTGAACAGCGCCTAAGTCGTTCCACTGATTGAAGCCGCCTGATACGTTACCTTTATCGTAACCAATACCCCAACCCCTAGTATAATCAGATTGATTATACTTAGGAGCCGAAGACATGGCATTTGATTGAGGTAGCGTAGCACCTTGTTGCTGTTTAGCTTTGTGATTAGCCTGCATTTGCGCTAATGTAAGTGCCATGCTTGACCCTCCTTTACTGTGGTTGTACTGCCGTAGGCACGATGTCAGCAGGAACTAGAGTGCCGAACATTTGACGATTAAAAACGATATCGCCTACAGTAATAACTGTTACACGTTCATTATTAATAGTATGTGCAAATTGCGCAGGACTGAAATCCTCCATTACGAATCTAAATTGGTGTCCGTTTGTTAAACTTAATACATAAGTTTTAGCGTTAGAGTTAGTGTTTTCCATTGTGAGATTCCCCCATTTTATGTTAGTTGTACAGAGCCTACGCCTGAACCGAATAAGTACACACGTAGCATTCTGCCTGATACTGCAAAAGATAAGCCCGACGTATCTGTCTTAGCAACATTACCATAATTACCCGAAACATACAAGTCTCCGTCAATACTTACACCGTTGAATGCACCTAGTCTAAGGGTGTCATTGTAGTGGCGTATTTGACCACCTGTACCTCCACCGAAACGTATCGTTTTCTCCTCGTAGTCACTGTAGTGTGTGCCTATGTTAAGCACTCGACCTACGGTAACGTCTGTGCTGACGCTGATATAGGATGACATAATCGTTCCGCCTACAATCTTGTCTGCCGTAATACCTGAAGCCGAAACGTGGTACGACTCAATAGCGTTGGCGTAAATCTTGTCTGCCGTAATAGCGTTAGACGTGATGTGATAAGACTGTATTGCATATGATTGGATATTGTTCGCCATTACTGCATTCGACTGAATAGCACCTGCGAATACAGAGTTAGCTGCTAGCTGATTGGCTGTTATGGCATCTGTCTGAATGTGTCTTGTAGCAATCTGATTCGAGGCTATCTTATCAGCTACGATAGTTTGTGTGATGATATTACCACCGTGAATAGCTGTCATGCCTTGTGTAGACAGCGCTGTAAACGTGGTATAGCCGTCTAGGTTAACTTTATCGGCACGTATACGTATAGCGGTAGGTGTAACGTTAATATCTGCAATTGATTCACCTTTAGTAACTTTTAGCTCAATTTTACCGTTCAGAACCCCTATAGATGTATTCATCTGTTGTGTGACATCTGTAACGGCAGCAGTTATTTGGTCTTCTAAAATAACTAGCTGTGCTTGTGTTTCTTCAGATAAAGCGGTCACGGTTAGGCGTATCGCTTTGTCCCATGACTTCATCTGATTAAGTAATTCGTATGGTGATGGATCGTCAGGGTCTCCATATTGGTGATAAGGGTTCATTTTCTCATAGTCGTTATACGCCACCGTGACGCCTCCTTTACGGTTTCTTCGTTTTGTGGATAATACTGAAGCCTAAGAATGTAACAGGCTCGTCAGCAGTATGCTCTACCTCTATACGGACACGTTGACACTTACCTGAAACTTTCAGCTTGTCTATGAACGTGTCATAGTCGGCAGGCTTATCAATCTTTGCGTCCCATGAAATAACATCGTTCACTTTCTCCACCCCATCTAAGAGAATTTGAACCTTTGCTACAGTGCCGATGTGAGGCGATTCTGCTAAAATCTGAAACTCTTTTAGCTTCTTAGGATGATAAGGCAATCCGAAGTTTAAATACTTAGTTGCGAAGCTAGCGCTGTACACGTGCCCTGCGTCGGTGTACTTGGAGCTATCAGCTTTCAGCACTTGACCGTTCTCTAACTGTGTGAAGTATTCAGTATTGTAAACCTTACCTTCTACAGCCTTGAATGATGGTGAGTCGTCCTTAGTCCATATACCCTGCTCTTTATAGTAACGGAAACGCTTGTTCGATTGTGGGAACATCACGTGCAATTCACCTTTGTAAACTGTAACTACAGCGTCTCTTTGACCTAAAGGGGTCAAGTTTTGTATACGTACATCTAAGCGAGCCACGTTAGCCTTGTCGTCTACATAGCCGATACTCTTTAAGTAGTAGATGCCGTCCAGCGAAACGAATGCTATATAGTTATCTAAGACAGCAGCCCCTCTAGGTGCTATACAACCTACAGCAGTATTCAGTACTCGTCGTGAGTAATCTCTAGGTGACTTACCAAACAATGCTTGTACTGTAGAGTCTGTAAAAGCAACTAAGTGGTCTCTGAATCTGACAATTGCATTTACAGGCTCCTTCGAAGCTGTCTCGAACATTAACGTATTCGTCATTGGGAAATAATTTCCTGACTTCAAGTGGGAAATATAGATAGTGTCGAAGTTAGTAGTATCTCCGTACAGGACTAGACGTTCCCAGTGTAGCAATATCCTGTTACACGTGTGGATACCTTTATAGTCAGGCTCTATGTCTTCAGGGTCAGGTGCAGGTTTTACTTGGTACTTTGGCACATCATAGATGACATTTGAAATCGTCGTACCTTTTTTGCGAACACGTATTCTGAATTGCATGTCTCCTTCACCTACAGGCGAGTGTGTCCATGTTTTAGATGTAGACCAATCCTGCCCCATGTGATAGGCTCCGTCCTCCATGAATGGGAAGCGGTACTCAAACTGATATTCTAGCTCGTCTGAAGCGGACACCTTGATAACGTATGCTGTTAGTGTGAAAGGCTTGTTAATGATGCCGTAACGAGTGCTAAATGTGACACCTGTTAACTGAAGATGCGAACCTAAGCCGTCCTCTAGGTATTTAGAAGGGTCGTCAGCTAAGGCATTTGTGCCGATATATAGCGCCTCTAAAGGGTCAGGCTTCTTAGGCTCGACCTTTTTGAAACCTTCACCGTCTTTGTATTGGTACAGTCCTGAACCTGTAGCAATATACGTACGGCTGCCCCATTGCACAGCTTCCACTATTCTATCTCTTTGGAAAGTTATGTTGCTCTGAACTACACCGTCTATTTCTACTTTTCCGTCAATAAAGATCATGTCTACATATTCTGTGGACGTTTTATAGTGTCTATGGAAACCTTGCCCTTTTCCTGCTGTTACAGGCGTTTTATGGACAGTGTGACCTGTTCGTCGTTTAATCGCCCCACGCTCGTCAAACGAGACGTTAGACACGTCAGAGAGGTCGATGTCTAACATGTTATCATCAGAGGCTACAGTATTGAGACCGCCTGAAAAGTTTTGGTACACTTGAAAGGCTTTTTTCCACGGCTGCGTATAGAATTGTTGTTGTGCCATAGCTTACCATCCTCGCAACGGTGAATACATGTGCATCGAGTAATCTTCTTCGTAGTGTCTCACCTTTTTATTTTGATTCTTGTACTCGTCAGGAATTTCATACGAGTCAATAAATTTACGCAGGTTCATGTCGAATTGTCCGTACCAATCTGTATATTCGAACTGTGACGAGTCATTTTCTTTGATACGACCTGAAGCAAACGGAACCAAGAGCATGTTAATCCAGTGGTCAGGAATGTATGACCATTCTTCTGTTGCGTACATCTTGTCTTTAAGCGACAAGTCTATCAATGGAAATAGAGCGTCAGCTTCAATATTAATCTTAGAAATAGCGTCGTTACAGAAAGCCAGTACCTGCTTTAACTCGAAGTCCTCGTCAGTAGCTAGGTTGATATGTGCCACTAATGGTAATAATTCCATACTGTTTCCCCCTTTATAATAGAAAAAGAGAGAAGGGACAGCGCCCCTTCCCTCTTAGGTAAGTCGATTCATAGCAGCGATTGCGTGGTCATAAAAGCTTTCAGGAATCTCGTAGCTGTTACCATCTACAGGAACGTTCACGAATGCACCGTTGATTCCGATGTACAAGTGAGAGCCGAAAGATTTAGCAAAGATTTTAGGAATCGTTAATTCCTTCATTGGCTCTTTACCGAAAGTTTTCTTAACTGCTTCCAGTTCAGCTTTTAACTTTGCGTTGGACGTTTCAGAAACGTTAACGCTTTTTGAAGTCGTTGGTTTAGTTGTCATCCTTTAAATTCCCCCTATTAAGCATTTGTCGGTACATGTTCGTAACGGCAAATACCTTCTTCGTATAATCGTTTAACTGTGAATGCGTTCATTTTCCAACCAATTGATTGACGTTGGTTTAATGGGTCAGTCGTACCCGCAGAACCTAAGCCTTTCGTGATTGTTTGAATGTCTCCGTTGCCTTTGATTTTTGTAATACCGTATGCACGTTGACCTAACATTAACGCAGAATGTACGTCAGCGCCTGAAGCACCTTCACCTGTGAATACCATTGCGTTAGGAACCTCAATGAACTTGATACCGTACACGTCAGCAATTTCACCTTGGATGAATGGCTTATTGTTGTTACCAATCTCATAAGCCTTTACGAATTTTGGGTCGTCCATTAAGTCGAAAATTGTTTCAGGTGAGCAAAGTACCACATACTTTCCATTTACAGCAGGGTCAATGAATGCTTTCTGCATAGCTAAGCGCATCTTACGGAAATCGTCAATCTTTGGAATGTCACCCGCTGCTACAGCACCACGTGAAGTCTTAGCACCTGCGTAGAATACGTTCGTTCCTGCATGTAATTCACGACGAACTAAGCGGTCAATTTTTTCACGTGCAGAGCGTGCTAATTCTACAGTGTACTCGTTAATGATTGGGTCAACTGTTGTCACGTCAACTAAGTCAGTGAATAGCATCCAGTCACCGTATTGTGCAGTAACGGCAGAAATTGCCTCTAATGAACCGTTTAAGCCGTCAGGTGTCACACCCTCTTGCAATGGATCAAGTGACGTTTCAAGATTTTTAATTTTACGGAAGTTAATTGTATCTCCCGCTTTAGCAGGCATTGGTCGTTCTTGTGCAAAACGTGAGTGATACCAATCAGTTTGTACTAGTAATTTTAAAAGTAATTTGTCGTACCATGCGTTAGGCTTGGTAGAGTTAGCGCCTGTACCTGATTGGACAGATGTAGACGTGTTCATTGTAGTTGCGAACATCTGAATATCTAAAGGCATTAACATGTCCTTAGATGTGATAAGTTTACCGTAAATACGATGTGTCATCTTATGACCTCCTGAAATTTAAAATAGATTGTTGTTTAGTATATCTTGTGCGTACTTTTCTGCCGCCGCATCTAGTGCCTCGTCATCTGACAGTTGAGTTTCTGTAGCACCGTTAGGCTTCACAGAAGAAGACTGTTGACGCTGTTTTTTATTAGTCAAGCTCTTTTGAACGGCTGACTTTTTAGCGTCCTCTATGAGTGAATCCATATGAGCTAACTTGAAAGCAGCTTCAAATGTGATAGCACCTGTGTTAATACCGTGAACTAAGCCATTTTCTTTAGCGTACTCAACCGTAGCGGCAATTTGCTCTTGTGTGGCTTCATACTTTGTTGCCACATTAGCAATATCTGCCTGAATACGTTGGTCTTGTACTTGTCCACGCAGTTGCTGAAGCTCTTGACGTTGTGCATTCTGTTCACGTAGAAACTCTAAAGGCACGCCTTGTTCTTCTGCTTCTTTTGCTAGTTGATCGTCTGCCCATTGTTGCTGTAGCTGTTCAGGCGTCATGCCATAAGCGTCAGCCATCTGCTTAACGAATGCTGCTTGTTGAGCTAACATTTCATTTTGTCGTCGCATTTCAGCGAATGCCGCATCACGTTTAGAAGCTTCTTCAGATAGGTGTGCAGGAATTTCTTCGCCACCGCCTGTTTCTGTTTCTTCTAGCTCCTCGTCTGTAGCTTCTTCGTTGATGTCTTCGTCTACGACGTTCTCGTCTATGATTTCATCTTCGCCACTGCCTACAGGGTCTACGTCATCTGCTAATTGCTCTTGTTCTTGTTGGTGTTCTTCGAACCAATCATCCATTTGTGAGACGTCGAAGTCTGTTGCAAAGTACTGTAAATCTAAAGGTAAAAGCATTTTCATAGTTTGTGCATTCATTCGTATTCCTCTCTCCTTACGCTTGGATTATTGTCACGACGCAGCGAATGTCGGACAAGTATGTCTTAACTATTATGAATGCTACCATACTATGAAATAATTGTCAAACTATTTTCATAGAAAAAGGCAGACATTGAACGGTATATCGTCCAACATCTGCCTTTTTATAAACATCTATGTCAGGGGAATAGATGAATGCTAGTTAAATGTACCATATAGGCTAAGGTAGGTCAAGCCATTTGTGGGATATTCTGTGGGTTTCCGCCAGTCGGAGCGCCTGCCTGTTGAGCTAAAGCACCTTGCTCCATTTGTGAGAACATTTGTTGTGCCATTTCATTAATTGTATTAGGGTCTACACCTTGTTGCAACGATTCGAACATCATTTCAGCAACTTGCATAGCTTCTTGTGTCTTGTTCTGCATTTCTTCCATGTTCATACGCTCGATAATTTCCTCGCCATGAACTAGGTTCATCATGCGTATTGCTTCTTGCGGCTTCAAGATAGCTACAGGTGCGTCTTGGAAGTACTGCCCTTGCGTATTAAGCAGTTCTTTAGCCTCTTGCTGTTCACGCATACGTGTGATTGGAGCTTTACTTGAAACATCTACAGCAACGTCATAAGCTAAGTCAGCAAAGTCTTTTCCGACGTACGGTATGAAGTCTTGTACTTCTCCCTTGTCATCCATTATTCTAATGAGTCGTTCTTCTTCGTAGAACTCTGTCATGAATGCAAGCTGTAACTTCGTTAAACCTTCTACATATAACTCAATATCGTACATTTGGTCGCGGTCACGCATTGTAGAACGGTCAATAAGTGCCTGCACACCTGAAGAAGTTTGAAGGGAACCGACGTTCTGCCCCATGTATGACTCTGTAAGTCCAGTAATTTCACGAATATTCTGTTTAGCAGCCTCTAATAAGTTGAAAAGCTGTGGCGGAATAGTCTGTGGCTGAACAATGTGTATTGTCTGTGACGGTAGTTCGTTAGATTCCCATACCATGTTTGGAGCGTTACCGAACTTGGCAAGCTCTTTAGGGTCAATACCTGAAGTTTTAGAGACAATTTTTTGAGGATTCTGCAATAGAATACCTATCATTGCGATAATTGACTCTACTTTGTTAATGATCTTTTGGTTATCCAGTATGAACTCACATGTTGACATGCCCCAAAAATCTTGACGCTGACGGAAATCATAAAGCACTTCGAATGGGTAGCAGTTAGGTCTACACGGTTCTTCTAAAAGGAAACGCCCGTTCGCCATATACGCTACTTTGTAATCATAGCCGCCTGCATCGTTCATCTCCTTAGAGTAGTACTTTAAGAAATCGCACACACGTTCGTTATCTGAACTACCGTAGTCACGTTGGTAAATCTCTCCACGGTCAGCAGCGTCGATAGCACTGTTTTCCACTTGGTCTGTAGACTTGTAGTACTTCTTAAACTTAGGATGATTTTTCACCCATGATAACGGTCTACGCTCACGAATTATAATGTACTCGCATTCGTCGATACTGAAAGCATTAGGGTCAGGGAAGAAGCTAGACGGCTCAATTTGTTTAACCTCAATTTCTCCCTCATAACGGAAACCTTCATCACCTAGAACAGTTGTTCCCATTGTACCCTCTTTTTCCTCGTTCCAGTACATATAAGCAATGCCTGTTCCTAGCAATTTAGCAGTTTCAATATTTTCACGAATAACCTTACGCATCTTTATACGGTCGAATGTATCCTCATACGCTTTATTCATAAGGCTTACACGTTCGATACCTGCTGGACTAAGCGGTCTTAGCTTTGCTACAGGGTTTTCCACTGCAAATGCTGCACGCTTCGTATATTTTACTAGGTGCACGAAGTTCGTTACAGGCTTTGGCAGCCAAGGAGGAGCTGAAGATAGTTCCCATTGTTGGTTACGGTCAAATGCGTCAAGCTCTTTCCACGTTGCGTGCTTTGATTGGCACTTGTTTTTAGCTTTTTGAAAGTTTGCTAGAATAATATTAGCCTTATTTTTGCTAGGCTCACCTTCTAGTATGATTTTATCTAGTTCTTTTTCCAATTTACAACCTCCTTATCGTATGTGCCCATTACTTTGTGTAAGGTATTGCTCTATTTCAGGAGGCGGCGCTATAACTTTATTGTATTTAACGTCAGATTCGTCAGCAGGCTTGCTCGTTGCAGGCTTGCCAATGTTAACGTGTATACCGCCTTGAAACACGCCTATAGCGTACCCTAGACCTAAGGCAGCTAGTCCTACTATCGTTATCATTCTGATTCCCCCTAGTAATAATCGTTGTACCAGTCGTCACGGCTGTATGCTCCACCTTCGTCTTGAAGCTCGAAAGGCAAGTGCGATTGCGTGTCTTTTACGTAAATTGTCCTGCCTCCACCATAACCGACACTTTTTAGCGCAGATGGGTCGTCAGGCAACTCTTGGATAATATACCTTAAAGTATCGCATGTATGGTTATCTTTGTCAATCGGCTTATCTGTTGCCTTGCCGTCTAGCTCTTGTTCAGGGTAACGGTAGTTTTGGTGCTCGAAGATAGTTTCAGTACATTCAGCCAGTACCTTTAGCTTGCCCATATCAAGGTATCCGAACACTTTCATGATACCTGCATCTATCCTGTTATCGCCCTCTTTGTAGTAAATTCCGTACTCTGCATAGTGGTCAAAGATAGATTTCTTATCGTTGATATTTTTACGCTTCCCTGAAGGGTCACCTACGAGTTTTTGCAGTGATCCATGACCTAAGTGTGCCATGCGGCGTTTCATAGTGGCAGCATGTGTCGGAACGGCTAACCTATTTTTCACATACTCGCTGTACACGTAAACCATTCCATCTACAGGATTGATAGCAGCTAGTAATAGAGTCGTAGGGTCATTGATTCCGAAGTCGGAACCGCCGTAAACCGTCCATCCTTTTTCCTGAATATTCTTAATAATATCAGCCGATGTTAATTCATACTCAATCGCTTTATCGAAGTTTGGATAAACTAAGCCTTCCGCTTGAATGAATGATCCTTTCAAATAGCGGTTAATCCAGTGGTCGGGTTTACCTGCTGAAACAGTCTCTACGTAGTCAGACGGTAGGTAAATATTCATGTCTGTACGTGCAATATGGACGTGCATGTTTCTGTTCATTTCTTCGTGTTTACGTGGGTATTTATCCTCTGAACCGTAGATTCTAGCAGATTGCATAAGGAAGTCTGTTTTAATCCAGTTGCTGTCAGGGTTCGTTGACAGGATAATCTTATGATCGTCCGTAGCGTGGTGACGAAGACGTGTCTGTAACTGTGTGAAGATTGAAAGCGTTGTACCGTTTGCCTCCTCTATCCACACGTGGCACAGGTTCAAAGAGCGTAGCTTTTGTTCGTCATCGAAACTACGGAAAAGAATAGTGTAACCGTTCGTTAGTTTTAATACGCCCTTTGATTGGTTGTGGCTCTCTATCAGTTCTTCAGGCAACATGTCCAGTATTTGCTTCTTGGCTGTTTGTTCTAGCTGTGGATATGTATGCGCCCCTACTAAACCTTGACCGTTTGGCGTATTAAGTGCGAGCATAATAAATTCAGCACCGCATGTACTTGTTTTGGCGGAGCCGTAACCGCCTGCATACATCTTGTATTTTACAGGGTCATTGTGAAATCGTAATTGGTGCGGCATCGGCGTGTAGACAAATACCAATTGGTCACAGTTGTCACACTTTACCCACCATTCATTGGAATCAACAGTCTCTACATATCGACCTAAGGAGCACGATTGGCAAGACTGTCCGATATGTTGGGCGTTCATAACCTTAGACTTTTCTGCTACTGCTGTCATTCTTCCTCACGCCCCTTCAGTGAGAGGTATGCACCTACATGCGCTAATACGTATAGGAATACAAGGTAACCGCATATCGTTAATGTTACTGCCATTCTCGGTCATCCTCTCCCTCTAGTTCTGTCACTTTCTTGTTATCAGGATTGAATAATGCCAAGTATGCCTTATCGAGTGCGGAACTAAAGGTGCTGTGGTTGATAACATGCATCGTGCCGTCAGCATTCAAGTATATTTCGCCTCGTTCCAGTCGTCGTTGTAGCAGCTCCCCATCGAAGAAGTGACGCAGGTTATTTCTGTTCTCTGTGTAGACAGCGTTTCGGCTCTTGTCCTGTACCTTACGTGTAGCAGGGTCAGGCATGTACATCATGACATACTGCGTCTTGTCCTTTGTCTGTTGGTTAATCTGCTCGGATTGCTTCAGCAGTTGCGAGATGGCAGCCGTATCGCCTTGCTTCAGGTCACTAGTACCTAAGCGATTCAGCGCCTTACGAGCTAAGGCTTCTGTGAGGATAGCTGTTTCCTTCAGGATAAAACGGTCATGGTCTTGTAGGAATCGTCGCCATTCATCACGCGGAATGTGCGGGTGTGCGTCGTGCAGTTCGTAGTGTGTCATGTACAACGATTCAGGCATACGCGCTTCGAATATTTCTTCTGCCGTACGATGATCTTCTAGGAACGTTGTTGTCTCATTTATTTTCATTCTTGTAGTACTCCTTTCTCGCCTTACGTTCAGCTCGGCGGTAGATGTATCTTTCTGTCGAGTCGAGGAGCTTTTCCCCTATATCAGCGATTATATAAGCAGGTGCGAATACTAAAAACATAGGAATACCTAATATAACTAAGCGTACCTTGAAGTATCGCGCTGCGTACTTTTTACGTAATTTGTCTAGTGTCAAGCCTATTCCACCTTTTGAGGTGCAGTATACCACAAATTACTAAATAATACAATCGTTGATGTGTACCTGCCTATGTACTACACTGGTTACATAGGAGAGTGATGAAATGAAGATTATTACAGCAATTAAAGGCGAGCAAATTATGGTAGATGATGAAGACTTTGATTTTCTTAATAGACATGTATGGAAAGTGTATAAAGGGTATGCAGTTACAGCTATAGCAGGTAACAATATTCCTATGCATAGACTTGTACACGGGAGCGTACCTACAGGTTTTGTGGTTGACCATAAGGACAGGATTAAACTAAATAATATGAAACATAACCTTAGAACTGCAACTACTGCTCAAAATAGTTACAACGCCGTATATGGTCATCAAGGTAAAATGATAGGTGTGTCGAAGCACCGCACTAAATTCCTAGCTAAGACATCTATTAACAATAGAACTGTCAGTATTGGCGTATACCCTACTGAAGAAGAAGCAGGAGTGGCTAGAGACGAGGTCGTATACAATATAAGAGGCGACTTCGCTGTACTTAACTTTCCTGAAAATATAGATAGGTATAAGACGTTTATACTGCCTGAACGTATACGTAAGTACCTTTAATTCAAAGCACCCCCTATGGGTGCTTTTTCTGAATTTAATAGAAAAATAGGTGAAAGGTGTGGGAGATTACTAATATATTATTGAAAAATTTTTTCTCGTACCCGTATGGAACCATTTACCACGCCCACCCCCACCCCTGTGAACTGTGAGAAAATTTTAAATTGTTTGAATTGATTTGAAAATTTTTATAGCCGTACACCCCACCCCACAGCACCGATCGGCTCGCAAAATTTTTATACATACATATACATGTAGTATGCACACACGTGCGTATGGGTATACGTGTTACGCACATATAATAGGAAGCAACTCGATTACTTAAAAAGTTTTAAAGTTTTTTCACTAAAAGGGTTGACGCATTCGACCACCTCATGTAATATGTAATCATAAGCAACAGCAACCAACGAGTTGAACAACTTAAAAACTTTTTAAATAAAAGGGTTGACAGGTTGGAACACCTCATGGTAAACTGTTAACAACAGCAAGCGAGCTACACAGCTTGAGCGAAGCTAAGGCAGTATGAAGCGGAAAGCGACATGCACGGAACTAGCGGAGCAGGCGCACATTGATAATCGAATAGCTAATAGGGTAAGACCTTTAACTCGAAGACCTACGGAATGGTGAGGCACATAATCGGATACGAAGCCCGATAGACAGTTGCATGATGCGACTGCATGATATGACATGCTAGGACAAGCAATCCTAACAACCTACAGCACACATACGAGCGTTAGAAGCGGGGCAAGGTGAACGACACACACGCAAGTATTAGAACTGTACAGTGCAGACTGGGAACTAAGGGAGCTTGCTTGTCTTATGGATGACATATCCAACACTTTGAACTAAGGGAGCGATTTCATTATGAACGCAAAGCAATTCAAACTACACGGCAAGTCAATCTTAATCATGGTAGAACAGGCAGTACTCACAACTAACGGAGTACCGCAGTACGACATTACATTAATGGCGAACAACGGTTTGCCAGAAGGCGAATGGGTACAATGGAACCCAACAATTAAGGGACTAAAGCGACTAAAGTCTAACAAATACCGTGTGACCGGATATTATGAAGGAACTACAAGCCTGATTCATTACGTGTATAACATCGTATCCAATTGGTATCCATCATATCTAAATGACTAAACTAAGGGGACTTGAACATGATAAATTATTACGAAATTCAAACATTTACAACTAAGGAAGCCTACGAAGAAGCGTTACACGACATTAATGAGTTCATGATTATGGACGGTTTCGAAGCTATGGCAGTTTCCACTAGTACGTCAACTGGCGTAACTACGGTGGTTTACTTCTAATTATGTGTATAAGTATGCACAAACATGCATAAACAGTGTATATTCAACCTGATGACTTAGGAGGTGGCGCATTCTCACTACTTGCTTTCTAATTGAGAAAATCGGTAGTGAAGTCGCTACCGAAATGCCACCGAACGGCTGTTCTGTTTTAAATTTGAAAAATTTCAAAATGTACTCACCTCAATACCGACAGGTACTGACTTTACTACATTTTTAAATTTTTGCTTTTACACTTACACATTTCCAAACACACATTTTCGGTACTATATTTAATACCTTACACGTTTACACATTCCTGTATATTATACATTATAAATATA